CCGGCCGTGTGGCGGACGCCCGACGGGGCGCCGGCAAGACAGGGGGACGGCCCGTCACCAAGGCGGGCGCTCGCGCGTCGGAGCCGCTGGACCTGGGGGCCATCAGCTCCCCGGCCGAGCGCGTGAAGGCGATCGAGCGCCAGTTCGGGGACGCGCCGTTCTGAGACAGGAGACGACGATGATGTGGCTCACGCGGATGATCGCGGCAGTCTGGTTCTGGGTCGGCGAGCGCCTGCCGCGCTCGCCGGCGACGCGGATTGGCGCCTTTGTGCTGCTCCCGATCGCGGGCGGCGCGGACACGACCTCGACCACCCTCACCAACGACATGCTGTCGGCCTACATCGCGGACAAGACCCTGATGGTGGCCGAGAAGCAGGTCAAGATGGCGCAGCTCGGCGACCCCGCCCGGCTGCCGTCGAAAATGTCCACCACGTTCCAGTACACGACCTATGACCGGCTGGCACTCCCGCAGTCGACGTTGACCGAGGGCGTCACGCCGGCCTCGACGCAGATGTCGATCTCCACCGTCTCGGCGACCGTCGAGCAGTGGGGGCAGGTCGTCGTCATCACCGATGTCGCCAACCTCACGATCAAGCACAACGTCTTTCAGAAGGCCGTCGCGCTGCTGGCCCTGGCCGCGGCCGAGACGCGGGACCGCGAGGTGCAGGAAGTCCTCCTGGCCGGGACCAACGTGCAGTACGCCGGCACCAGCAACACGACGCGGGGCAACCTCGCCGCGGGCGACGTGATCACCACGGGCACGATCCGCACCACGGTCGCCAACCTCCGGAACAACGGGGCGCGGCCGTACTCGGGCGATCTGCTCGTCGGCGTCCTCGACCCCTCGGTCGAGCAGGACCTGACCTCCGACGCGACCTTCGTCGCGGCGGCGCAGTACAGCAAACTCCAGCTCCTGATGAACGGGGAAATCGGCACCTGGATGGGCGTCCGATGGATCCGCTCCAACTTCCTCTACACCTTCACCGGCGCGGCGTCGGCCACGGCGGCGGACGTGGCGGCGGCCGGCTCGATCGTCGCCAACACGACCGTCTACACGGTCACGACGCGCGTGGACACCACCACCGGGTTCGAGAACGGGGGCACGCAGGAGGCGACGACGACGGTCGCCAACGACGGCAACGACACGCACGCGGTCCGGGTGACGATGCCCTCGACCACGGGCTACACCTACAACGTCTACGCCGGCACGGTGTCGGGCACGCTCTACCAGGTGTCCACGGGCAACGCGGCCAGCGCGACCTACGACATCACCACGGTGCCGACCTCCGGCACGCAGCACCCCGCGATCGCGGCGACGGGCGTCACCACGCACGTCGTCTGGGTCCTCGGGAAGGAAGCCTTCGCGGTCGTGACGCTCGACGGCATGTCGCTGCAGACCTACGCCGTGCGGGCCTCCGCGTCGGACTCGGACCCGCTGGCGCAGCGGCACAAGGCGGGCTGGAAGCTCATGTTCAAGAGCGTGATCTGCAACCAGAACTACCTGCGCCGCGTGGAGTGCACGAGCAACTATTAGGCCGGCGCCTGAGAGGAGTCACGTATGGCAGCCCCTGAGCGGGCTGCGGCCGGGACGGCGGGGGGCGCAAGCTCCCCGCCCCTCTGGCAGCAGCTGCACTACCCGGACGAGCGGACGTTTCAGGCGATCATGGACCAGCACATCGAGCTCGGCTTCGACGCCGCGAAGAACGAGCCGCGCGACTTCTACGCGCTGCCCCCGTGGGTGCGCCTGGGATGGCCCGCGGCCGAGGTCTACGACCGCGCCAAGGGCAACAAGGCCCTGGCGGTGATGCCGTGGGCGAAGGTGATCGCGCGCTACCCGCCGCGCGCCGGCGTGTCGGAGCGCGAGCAGGATCTGTGGCGGATCCTCAACTACTGGCCCAAGCAGTGGGGCGAGGACTTCGTCGAGGTCGTGATCCGGATGAAGGGCGGGGTCCACTTCGCCTCGGCCTATCCCATCGGCAAGGACGAGAAGGGCCGCGACATCATGCACGCCGTCGAGCTCGACTTCTCGCCCGGCCGGCACCGGCTGCCGAAGTCCGTGGCGGCCGAGGTGCGGTACGCCGACCAGAAGGCGCACGAGGAGTACATCAACCAGTTCATCCCGAAGGTCCACCAGGACAAGGTGACCGTGATCTCGGGCACGCAGTACCCCGGCATGGTGAGCGGCGCATGATCGGCGAAGCGCTCGTCCTGCTCGCGACGGTGGGGCTGGTCGTCGGCTTCCTCGTCTGGCGCCACCGCCAGCGCCCGCGCTACCTCGTGACGCTCCAGCGCGTGACGAACGCCACGCAGCAGCCGGAGACGGTCACCGTGCAGGCGAACCTCCCGGCGAGCGCCTCGGCCGCGGACATCTGGGAGGCGATCGAGGTGCAGATGGGCCTCCCGTGCCAGGCGCGCATGGTGTCGCTCAACGACGAGATCCTCGAGGAGGTCGCGCGCGCCTCGGAGGCGATCGCGGCGCGGCAGGCGCGCGTCCGGAGCGAGAAGGCGGACTTCCACGCCGACAAGAAGCGGCGCCGGATCGCCCGGCGGCTCGGGAAACCCGTGGAGCAGGTGACGGACGACGAGGTCCGCGAGGCGCTCGCGCGGGCGCAGAACGCCCAGGAGGCTCCGGGGTAGATGGCCACCGCGCAGTCGATCATCGACCAGGCCGCGGAGCTCGCCGGCAACACGTCGATCAGCGCGACGCATCGCCTGGCCTGGCTCAACCGCTTCCTGGAGGCGGAGTACCGGCGCAAGTACCCGTGGCAGCGCCAGACGGCGACGATCGCCTTCGCCTCGGGCGGCGTGTCGAACACGGCCGACTGGCCGAGCACGTTCCTGGACACCTACCAGCACGAGGACGGCTCCTGCGGGCGCTACACGGACTCGGGCAGTTCCATCGTGACGCTCTTCGAGTGGACCTACCGCACCTACATCGCCAAGGCCGACCGCAACACGTCCACCGGCCCGCCGCAGCGGATCGTCGCGGACCCCGTGACGGGGACGTGGTACGTCTACCCCAAGACCGACCAGGCGTACACGGTGAGCGCGGACTACTACCAGCTCCCGGCGGCCGTGGCGGTCGGCGACACGCCGCTCTGGTCCTCGCACGCGCCGGACGAGATCCTCGTGCAGGCCGTCAAGGTGGCGCAGCTCTTCCACCAGGACGACACCCGCTACACGCGCGAGTACGCGATCCTCTATGGGGACAACCGGCTCGAGCTGCCCGGTCTGCTCCCCACCTACCGCCGCCGCGTGTTCCTGGACGAAGGCGTGACGCACCCCTCGGCGCTCGACCCGCGGATCTACCTCACGATGCCGGTCAACGACTGATGGCCGACGAGATCCGCGTCCGCTGCCTCTGCTGCGGCACCCCGGTCGTGCTCCGCGACGCTGAGGGGCGCACGATCGTGCTGGCCGAGTACGCCACGCTCGGTCTGCGCCTGAACACGCTCCAGCATCACGCCGTGCCCGCCTGCCGGCGCTGCGCGGCGGACGTGCGGCCGGAGCAGTGCGCGGCGCTCACGGAGCAGATCAAGGCGCTGGCGACCGCGGATGGGACGGCCGTGCAGTGGTCGCCCGAGGACTTCGCCCAGCTCGAGGTGATCGGGACGGCGGCTGAGTTCCGCGGGCTCGAGGACGGGGCCAGGCGCCCGGTCATCGTGCCCGAGCACGGGCCCCGCCGGCTCGCGGTCGTGCCGCGTGCCCACGCGCTCGAGGCGCACCGCCGTGCCCCGTAACGAGTCCGTCGTCCTCACCGAGCGCCTGGCCGGCGTCGACCTCTTCACCGAGGCGACGCAGATCGCGGACAACCGCTTCCGCAAGCTTCGCAACTACTACCCGCCGCGGGGCAGTCTCCGCATCCTCGGCAAGCGGCTCGGCTCGTCGACGTACAACACGAGCGCGGTCAGTGGCGTCAACCGCTTCGACAACGGCATCCGCGCCTGGACGGCGGCGACGCGCAAGCTCATCGTCGCCGGCAACCGGGCGACGGCCGATCGCCTCTACGTCGGCGACGACGGCGCGGGTACGCTCGCCGAGATCACGGGGCCGACGGCCCTGCCGACGAGCGTCAACTGGTACTTCCGGAACTGGCCGCTCCTCGGCACGGTGTACGCCGCCTCCGGCGACGGCTCCGTGGCGATCCAGATCAGCAGCGACTTCGCCACGCGGACGGACATGTCCGTGAGCGCCGGGGCGACCGACGCGCAGTACGGGAAGTTCCTCGAAATCTTCCGCCAGCGCCTCGTCACGGCGCGCACGGCGACGAACCCACAGCACATCTACTACTTCGACGCGGGCTCGGACAGCGTCATCGGCGCCACGCAGTTCTGGCGCGCGGATCAGCCGGTGACGGCGCTCGGCAAGGCGACCTTCGGCACGCAGGCGAACGCGCTCCGCGAGATGCTCGTCGTCGGCACCGAGACGCAGCTCTACTACGTGGCCGGGGACGTGGACGCCACGCTCGAGCAGGTCTCGGGCTCCATCGGGTGCGTGTCGCCGAAGACGCTGGTCAACACCCCGCTCGGGCTCCTGTTCCTCGGCGCCGACCGGATGGTGTACCTGATCCGCTCGGTGGGGCCGCCGGAGAAGGTGGGCCTGCGGATCTACCCGGACCTCCTGAAGATCCCCTCGGCGCAGCTGGTCGACGCCTGCGCGGTCTACCACAACGGCTTCTACAAGCTCGCCTTCGCCACGACGGGCGGCTCGACGAACACGCTCCAATACTGGGGCGACCTCCTGCCGGTGCTCGCGGGCGAGGACACGATCGACTGGTACGGCCCGCACGACGGCCTGGCGATTCTGGCCTTCGTGCTGCTGGACGGCCCGGCGGACGGCCTGCTGCTCTACGGCTGCCAGGACGGCGCGGGCACCGTCTGGAAGCTCGA